TTGGATTAGGTTTGTTATAGTTAGCGACAAATATATTAGGTAAAAACGGCTCGTCTATAGCTGAAAACTTATCGCTGTTATTAATCCATGTATTAGGACTAACAGTAGTTAATGCATAATACAAGTAGCCGTTATAACGAACGAATGCATTTTTCTTATATGCAGTACTTGCAGAATATGATTCAATGGTCCACAAATCTGAGAAATTGCTGTATAGTCCAAGAAGGTCTTCGACTGTTGCTACACTAAAATTTGTATCGCCTGCAATAATAGGACCGCTGGTTTTTAAATCAGTGTATGTTCTGTTTAGTGGACGGAAACTTAAATTCTGTCCAAACGGCTTATGTACCCATTTTTGTGAACTATGTGTTAGGTAATGAATATAAGGATCTGTCTGCTCATCATCTTTAGTAACAAAACTAATAATCTGAGGATTTTTAACCAAGTCATCCGACAATAATTCAAATTCATAAAATTCTATATTTTTGGTATTGCCAAACTCGCCTATGCGTACCATGTATTCTTCTAAAGGAGTAGTTTGACTGCCATCGGTATGTGTCAATGGTTCTAAGCCCGTGAATACTTGTTTAGTTCCTTTTGTATAAGTGATAGCATTTTTAAATAATGTTTCATTTTCTTCTTGTAAAAATAATTGACGAAGTTCTGGATTTCTATTCAATCCAAACTGCGCTCTACTTGCTTCGAGTATAGTACCATCTTCTACTACATTTTCGATATCGAGTAAGTTTCTGCCAACTTCAGAATACGTGTCGTAGTTAGGAATAATAGAGTTATTACTTACTACATATCCCGGAACAAAATATTTTCCATCCCACGCTTGGCTCTTTTTGCCGCCAATTGAAAAGCTTCGTTTAGTTGTGCATTGTTCTGGTAAGAAGTACACATCATTAAATACGCTGGTAGAATCTAAGTGAACAACAGACTCGTAGACTGCAAAAGTTAATTTAATGCCATACACTGGATTACCAGTGTTTTTAGTTTTGATAGTTATATTATCGCTTCGATCAACTATCAAGTCTTTGCTGAACAATGGCTTGTTTTTACGATCCACACATTGTCCTACATTATCATTTGTACCTTCTAGATTTTCTAACTGTCCTTGAGCTATATTTAATACAATGCCAGATGCGGCAGGATTTAAATCAATGTAATTTCCTGGTGCAATGGAATCATTGCTCCAATATATAAACTGACTAGCACTTAATTGCCAATTACGCAGGTCATATGATTCAACGTCTTCAAATTTAAATCCTTGGCTTTCTAAGTATTTGCCGTAGCCAACAATAATATCATAAATTTCTTGTCTACTCGTAAACTCTTGACCGAAGGTAACAGAGTTTACAGTTGTTGAATATGTAGTTTTTTCTTTAACTACTACATTACCGATAGTCTTTGCAGTTGTAGAGCTATTTGTTGCGGGAATAAAATAATTAAAGTATCCTTGTTCATTAGTAAAACCATGAAGAGAATATGCTGTGCCATTCCATATTACTCGCATTGCAGAATAAAATATTTCTTTGTTAGAATAATGTTTAACTAAGCGAACAGCATAGTTTTCTTCTGGAACAAATAATGCTTTACGCTGACTTACAATACTGTTGCTTTCAATTCTAACATTATTTTTGTTTGTAAAGCCGCCAAGTAAAAATTCTTTATTAACTACCAAATTGTTAAACTTGTCAACCACCGTTGTTTTAAAATCTTTGTTGTTCAATGCACAGAATTCTGCATATAGACTTTCTATGCCAGAAGTATAAGTTGTAACTCCATCAACAACTTGTCTATGATAATTGTGTTCGATACTACCCTGTAACCAGAAGTTATTAGTTCTATCTAATTGGATGCCCCATTCGTTGCTAATAGCCTGTCCAGGTACCCAATTTAAATTAACATAACGAGCAGGACTTGCTAAAAATTTTAATTTTGCTTCTGCCGCTAAACCACGATGAGTATTCAAGAATACAGTTTCGTATGGGCCTTGCTCACTTACTACCCAATCTCGTTCATTGGTCATTACACTGGCGCCCAGCCATAGTAAATTTAATGGATTAATTAAATTGCCGCTACTATCAACCGGAAAGTCTTCAGGGTCATTTGCATTAGCAACTCTAGCAAAGAACGGATTAGTAACTGGCGTTGCAGGAATACTAGTATTGCCCGTGCGAAGTGCTCGTTCTAATTCAATACGTTTAGCACTATCTGTCCAACTATAATGTGTGTCCCACCACGTTGGTTTTAATGTATGTCCCAGCATTTCCCAAGGATGTGTATGCGGGCGGTCAGTGTCGTACAAGTATTTGTATACTGCTCTCCATGAACCAGTCATTGTGCTAGCATCATCTCCTGAGCCAATTTGGTATATCATTGTGAATGGATCAGTGTTGTCATATGTTGTGTTAGACATTGTAAAAATATTATTTTCAGCCATCCACGACAATGTTTCGCTGTTTACCACTGTGCGAATTTCTGACCACGTATATCTTCCGGATCTAAAGAAGCCTGGCTGATCCTCTAATAATATTGCATTGCTGTTATTTTCTACATCATATGCAATACTTGACCATACAGCTTTTTCGTATTCAAATAATAATTGTGCAATAGTATCGTTAGGGTACTTGTTGGAATCAACACCTGCTTCTAAATAGAAACGTGTTCCATCATGTCTGCATAAGAAATACTTTGTATCAGCATAACTTGTATCTGCATATATCTCTGGTTGATAAACTGCGCTTAAACCAATCTTAGCCAGACTTGCAGGAATCTTAGAATTAAATTCATCGGACCATTGACGTATAGTAACTTCAACAGTTTCGTATGCAGGATCAAATACAATATCAGTATAATAATCAGTTGTTGAAACTAAGGTATAATCCGCATTACGCAATAATACTTTATTGTCAGCAATAATATGTAACAATGTTTCTTTGCCTGCTCTGTGACTAATAGCACTCAATCCAGATTGCGTAGTCAATGTATTATCAACAATAACTTTAGTTTCAGTGTAGTTTAGAGTATCGCCCCAGCCTAACATATTACTATGATACCAAAAGTTTTCATTGTTAGTTTGATTTAAGAATATATTCTTAATTGCCATATTCAATACATCTAAGCTAGACTTAGTTGAAATGTCGTTTTTGTTTATGACTTGTTCTAATTCATATGATAACTTGCTTAAGAACATGTCATAATGCTTACCTTGTTTAATGATAATTTCACTAAAATCAAAAGGTAAATTAGTAGTCATAACTGCGGCTTTGGCAAAAGGACTATTATGTTTTAATAATGTTCCGCCACCAAGTCCAGAATTAACTAAACTGGAATCTGTTTGTAATGCTTCCTTGGCATTTGATGCATTTGATTTTAAATTAATTGCATGTTGATATAACGAGTAATAGTTAATAACATCTAAGTTTGCATTTAACGGATTCGTTGTCAATGATAACGGAGCTGTTTTGCTTGCGGGATTTGCAAGTACTGTATCAATACAAATTTTATCTCCGTACTGAGATTTTTGATTTAGTATGGGCGTAGATATCAATTGTTGATAATAACTCAATGAGCCGTCATCTAATGTTATGTCATTGATTGTATAATCATAACTTTCATACACTGGATTAGTTTTATCTCGTAGATAAGCAAACTGCAAAAATCTCCATTTGTTTATAGGACGAATAATAGCCGATTTAGTTACATTGTTAAATGTCCAAAATAATCGAGTTGTATCTATATTTAAGGTGTTGTCAATGTAACTCAAGCCGGTATCGATGCTCGATGACAAATTTAATTCGATAACACCATTGCTAATGCCGTTATTGTAACAATACGGTTCTTCTAGTTCTATTGGTCTGGAAATGTTATCTGTGATTTCAGTACGATAAAATGTTATCGGATATGGCAAATCATGACATACTAATTTAAATGTTCCGCCCGATATCAAAGGTATAATCTGTTCTAAAGAATGGAAACCTCGGCGACTGGTAAATCTAACTAGGCCATGTCCTTCTACGTTATAATAGAATTTTAATTTTTTCTTATTATCATAAAATATATGTATTGTATCAAAACCATTAGCAGTTGGAATTATTTCGCCGCTCCATTGTGTTTCAGTATCATTATCATAAAACAAATCCTGTGTTTGTCGTGTAATATCTAAACCGCTACGTAATTGATAGAATGATATCGGTTCTGCTGATGAGAATTTATAACCGTATGGACCTTTGACAGCAATTTCTTCACCAGTAGTTAAATGATTATAATAAAAAATTCTGTCTACATCTGTTACAAATTTTATTTGATTTGGACTGATATTTAATGAGTTATTTTCACTGATTAACTCAAAGTCAATACTGCTTACTTGTATATTTCTATCTAATTCATAGTCGTAAACTGTTCCGGGAGCGAAGTCTAAAATTGTGCCGCCGCGATAATCTATTTCATTAAATGATTCTAAATTTGTACCATCACTTGTATAGAATTCAAATTTAGGACATTGGTTCTTTGTTGTTTTATTTTGTGCAAATTGCCATTTATTATTTTTAAAAAGAACTTTGTGATATCTGATATCAGAATTGGCTGTCACAATCGCTCCATCACCCGATGCCGAAATAATAGTTTGAACAAAACTTGCACTTGTGTTTGGATTAGCAACAGTATATATGCCGGGTGACTCTTCAAATACTAGTCTTTCACCATTTACTAATGTGTGTCCATATAAATCTTTAATGCCTGCTCGGCCTATATAATCACTAACAGAACCTGTGAGCATTGTAGAAATAGTCGATCTGACATTGTTTGGCCAATTATATAATTTTGTAAAGCGAATAAAAGTAATAATAGGTCGACGAGCTTTGTTTGCTTCTGAAATGATAGCACTAACTGGAGCATCTAAAAAGTCAGCCACTGTTTTAATTAAAGTAATGTGATACCAATGATCAATAACACCCCAATGGTTTTCATTGGGGATGTACTTGTCCATAGTAATGTATTCTGGTTCAGATGTAACAATTTGACTACCATCCCATACTTCGCTGTCCCACTTAATTGCCGGAGCATCTACAAATGGATCTGATTTATCCCATGGACGTTTCTTTAAATAGCTGTTGGGAATTCTTTTATCTATGTCAGTAGTTCTTAATAAGCCAATAGATTCTCCTACACCTGTAACGAAATAAGTTTTCGGAGCATCTACATTAACAGTAACATATCCTGAATCAACAAAACCAGTAAAGTAGACTACCATACCAGTTTGTAATATTAATGACTTTCCGCTTATATCATCTACAATAGTAACACTAGGTTTTCCTAAGATATCAGTGACAATAGAAAATTTGTTTCCGCCACCAGTTGCTTCATCTAAATGAATACGCATTGCGGGTAGATCGTTGGCTACCCAATAATACAAATAGTAATCTGTTAAACGTGCAGGAATAATTGGCAAATCTAAGATGTTAACATCTTTATCAAGTTGAATTCCATCTTTTAATCCTAAACCTTTTACTCTAAAGTAATTCTCGATATCCAAGTAACTCGATTTGCCTAAATAAGCATCTGCGGCATCACGCATAACTAACATATTGTTGGATTGACTTTCGCGACGAACTTCATCACTTTCTACTTTAAAAAAGTCAGTGATAGCATTTGTAGCTGAACGCAAACCGATTGTTTCTTTGAAATTTGATAACTGCCCTTTGCTAGTCATCAAATCTAAACTAGAGTCTAACATTTTTTTGTTAGGCTCTGTGACAAATACTTGCGGAAGAAGATTTACGTTTTTAACCTTCTTGGCTGCAAGTTCTGCAGGTTTTTTTGTTTGTTTACTCATCTACTGATCCTAATGTTGCTATCTGTAATCTCATTAATAACCATAACGTCGCCGACTCCAGCTACACTGGTTACTACTTCGTTTCTATCTGGTTGGATTTGGAATAATGTTCCAAATCTACCTTCTGCACTTAATGGAACTATAACAACGCTGTTTAGATCCGTTTTCAATGCAGTATGTATGTACGCTGCCAATTCAGTAAAGTAAAATATTTCACCAAATCCAAAGTTACCCGGAGTAAAGAATGTATCAATAGCAGTAATAACTTTACTCTTAATTTCACTGTCTGTTAGTTTAGTTTTTAAGCTCTTAACAACTTTAAACTGTGCTTGAAACTCAGCATCTGCCAGTGTACCGAATAAAGGCTTAAACTTAACAGGATGAAATATAATTTCATCAGTTAGCATTTTATATTCTGCTAATCCGCTGAAGTTATCTCGCAACTCTTCGCTGGTAGGAGGTAATGGTGCAACTACATTAACTTCATTTTTCTTCTTCCACGCAACATACTCATCATTATATGTTTTAGTTAATACATAAGCATCGATAATATTAGTTAGGCTTGGATTCAATGTTTGATCGATATTGGTGTTGTGTTCCCACTTAAAAGCCAAACTCATTTTGCCATTAACTGTTTCTAAAATTGTTTCATTAGTTGTCAATGCCGCAGGAACATTGTATGAGAAATCTCCCTCAGTATAATTAACTAATGCAATTTGACTTGAGCCGACAATGTTAAGGAAATGTTCTGGATCATCTGGAAGGAAATCGTTGTTTAAATCTAGGGGTGTAATTTTTACTTTACTGTTATCTGTATATCCGTCATCATAGACATAATAACCGCTGATACGATATTTTTTAAGTACTGCAAGTTTTCCACTATTATCTAATGTAACTAAACTAATATAATCATCACTAATTAATTTAAAGTTAGGATTAAATGTGGCAGCAAAATTAATATTGTAAAAACGAATTAATCCTTCACTGCCGAATATGTAATCTAATTGACGAGTAGTAATAGTCCAACCATTAGGCTCTCTGTTAACATTTATCAACCATCCTGTGGCATTACTGTTAGAATTGTAAGGTGTAGTTTTGTCAACATTGGTAGTTATGATTGTCCACTTAGGTGCAATGTTGTCGAATTTTAATGCAAAACTCTCGTTGGCATTTAATTTTTCTATAATTAAATCTCGTGTAATTGTATCAAACACTCTAGCAAATGGAGGTAATATTTCTACAATTCTATCTGTAGCAGTCAGTGAAGTATTAATCTCAACTGGACCATGTCCGTTCGGCAATAATCCAGTGTACTCATAGTCAATATTCTCTATGCCCAAGCCGTCACCTCGAATATCTGCGATTGTAACCCATTGCGTTGTACCTGTACTACTTTCAAATTTAACTAGTGCTCCTGGGCGCATTGCTCTTAGTTCACCGCCTGTGGTAAATCCTAGTTTCATCGGAGTTGTTGCTGCCAATGATTCTGATATAAAACCATTACTAGATGTTAGATCATTGTAGGAATATCTCCAACGATAGTCATGCACTTTAAATGCCTGTGCTCCGGCAGCGTGTGCCGCCTTAGCAGTACCTTGTTGCGCTCTTAAAACTCCGGTAAATATATTTCCGGTAATACCACTATATGTAAACAATTCGTTGTCAATTTGTAACATTCCGCCATTGTTATCAAAATTGTCGTAGGCATTTAATGTATTAAGGCTAGTTACGGGAATTGTTAATATCGTCGAAGTTGCATCTATAGCATCAACTGTAGTGGCATAATAAATTGTTTTTTCTAACTGCAACGAAGGAAAGTATTGTGTACTTGCAGTACCAGTAATTCCTGCTAGATTTAATTTACCATAATAAAAGTTTAGTAAACCGATATCTGTTAATTGTTTTTCAATGTATTCATCTAGCAAATCAACAGTACGTCTACTTGCGTCATCTGCAACGTAGGTATTTTTTGTAGAATCACTTTTGTAAATGTAACCATCATCGCCGAATTCGATCAAAGGACGACTCTTGCCAGTAGGATCACTAAGGTCAACATAACGACTATGTCCGCTGAATGTTCTGTTTTCAGATTTCATAATCAACACATCGTTGTTTAATGTTGGTAAGAAGCCATTGTAATCATCTCCGGTGACCATTCTATTTTTACTATAAAATGCTTCGGGTGCGTTACGTTTAATTTCGTCAACTGTTTCACTAGGTAAGCCAGTGATCATATTGTCTTGTAATTCTAGTGTCAGCGTTAGCGTTTGTGCTTGATTATTTGCATTTGTATAACCGATGTTAAAAGTGATATTGTTAATTTCACTGGCTTTTACTCTAACAAAATTATTTTCAGCGATACGATACCATATTTTAATCTGACCAGTAGGAACATTAGTAAATGCTCCGTCGCCGAATTTAATACTTGTAATATCAGCATCGCTGTAAATAACTTCATATAAGTCTTTTTCGCTGCCACTGTATTCATTTAATACAATGTTAGAGAAATTTAAGTCGCCGACTTTTTTCCATGATTTTAATATTGCACCTGTATCATCTACTGTTTGTACATAAAAGTCTTCTTCGCTGATGTTACCGGTGCTGGGAATATCTATAACTAAGTTAGCACTAGGGCTATAAATTTGTTGAACAGTATTAACCAATGATCCTTGCTTGACTAGAAAGAAGAATCCAGTTTTTGTACTACCAACACCTTTACCGTCATTTCTGTACATGATACTAAATGCACTATCCAAATTGGGTTCACTTTGTGTTAAGACGCCATCTGTGCTTATATCTACTGGTAGTATATCAAAGTTTAAATTCAATCCGTCAATGTTGCCGCCGATTGAATAATGTGTTAATAAATCTGTGCCTAAGTTATTGAAGTTATATATTTCAAATAAGTTTCCAGTATCGGTATTAGTGCTACGCTTTACTGGAGAACCAAATTGATTGTTAGAATTAAAAGCGGCATTCATTACTTTAGTAAAACGTTCGTATTCTAATTCGCTGGGGTCAGCACCCCATAAAATAGTTTTGTTGGATAAGTTTACACCATTGCTATCTAATATAGATTCAGAAGTATTAACTGCAACAACTTTCATAAAGCCCTGTGCAGGACGAACACGCTTGGGTTTGTAAGATAACATGCGAGCAATACGTAAAACACTTTCACGTTTTTCTGCTGTATCTAAAATGTTTTCTCTGGCATTCAAATCCATGCGGAATGCTAGGTTTTGTCCTACATAAGCAACTAAGTCAACTAAGGCAATGAACTCGCTGTTCTGTGTATAATCGTTGAACTCTTCGGGGTAGTTAAATTGAACGTAGTCAATCATTGCTTGACGTAATGTGTCAAAATCATAACTACGAAACTCTGCGTTTTTAAAGCTAGAATAAACTACTGTCCAGTCTTCTGCTCCGTATAAGTTTTCTTGTCTAATTGCCTTTGGCATAGTTTATCCTTTATCCGATTTCTCGTTCAGCGGTTAAGTTTCTGTTAAACACCGCTACTAATTCTGTTTCTGTTGCTGTTGGAACATATCTAAGTATAATAGTTACTATAATAGTATGTTCGTTGTCTACTATATCTATGTTTAATAAATCTAGTCTAGGATCTTTTGTTACAATACGCAGACAATCTGCTCTAATTGCATCTATAGTTTCGTCAGTCAAAGGATCAAAAAGCAAGTCCCACACGATACTGCCAAACTGCGGACTCATTAAACGTTCACCTTTGCGAGTATAAAACTCGTTGAGCAAATCACGCTTTGCCAGCTCTATATCGTAGAGTTTGAAGTTGCCCCACGTTTTATCAACAGTACTATAACCTTTGAATTTTCTCATACATGTATTTATTATGAAATAATGTATGTAGATAATGAATCAATAAAAAAGGCACATAAAGTGCCTTTTGTTATCCTGTTGCTATAAGTTTATCATCGTAGCCCAAGTATTCTGCCCAAGCGGGATCTCGCATCTGATAAGGGCTATGTTGTTTAACAACTTTGACCATTTGCCAGTAGCTGGGTTCTTTAGGTTTAGTCAATGGCTCGATGGCTTTGGCACCTTTAAGCCAGTTACAAGTTCCACAGCAAGTGACTAAGTTGCTCCAAGAACTGCCGCCACCTCGGCTTTTAGGTGTAACATGATCTAGAGTTAAATCTTTTGCTTGGAATTGATCTCCGCAGTATTGACAAGTGTAATTGTCGCGCAGATAAACCATTTTGCGATTAAACAATACTTTGTGTTTAGGTCGCACATAACGTCTAGTCATAATGATACTTGGCACGGGGATTGCTAGTTTTTGACTGTGAACTACCCAATCGTCGTACTCTTTAACCACTGAAACTTTGTTTAGAAAAACAAGTTTAATAGCCATAGTCCAATCAATAACGCTGGGCGGCAGCATAGATAGTGGAGTGCCATCGCTGTTTAATAATAGTGTATCGCTCATATGTGTATTTAATGCTAAAAACTATTATACGTGATTAAATATATATTGTCAACTATGACAGTTTTTAGGAGACTGAAATGGACATCGACTCAATCGAACATCACATTAGAACTGTAGACAATCGCCATACTGCATTGGCTAGACAGATAGAACAAATCACAGCCCAAAAAAGTTGGGATGAATTTCAAGTAGAAACACTTAAAAAAGAAAAACTCAGACTTAAAGATGAATTGACAGTATTGTACCGAAGACGGCACGAATTAATGAATGAACATCACTATGAATCATAACCCGCAAAGAATATTAATAATGGGCTTACCTGGAGCTGGTAAGACATATTTGGCTCAACACATTGTTGACCATTTACAAGCAGAGAAAAAACGTGTGGGTTGGCTTAATGCCGACGATGTACGTAAAAAATATAATGACTGGGATTTTAGTGAAGCAGGTCGTATTCGCCAAAGTTTGCGTATGCGTGAACTAGCAGATGCTATGACAGACGTAGATTATGTCATCTGTGACTTTGTTGCACCTTTGGTTGAAATGCGTAATAACTTTAAAGCAGACTGGACTATTTGGGTTGATACTATTGACAAGGGTCGATACGAAGATACTAACAAAGCCTTTATTCCTCCCGAAGTTTATGATTTTAGAATCACAGAACAAAATGCTGTTAAGTGGGGTGAATTTGTTGCCGCACATATCATAGATAATCGCAGACGTCCTATATTCGATTGGAAAAAAGAAACAGTACAGATGTTAGGCCGTTGGCAACCATGGCATGATGGACATCGTGCCTTGTTCGAAAGATTGTTAGCTAAAACTGGGCAAGTTATTATTCAAATTCGCGATGTGCAAGGTTGGCAGGGTAGCAACCCGTTTGAAGTTGACAAAGTCAAAGGCTTTATTCGACGAGATTTAGATATGTTATACCAAGGACAGTACGAAATACAAGTAGTTCCTAATATTGTTCATATTGGCTGGGGTCGCGGTGTAGGATACACCTCTGGCGAAGAAACTTTTGATGAATCTATCACTGATATCAGTGCAACTAAAATTCGCAAGAGTCTAGGGTTAAAGTAATAGTCAAATTATTGCTTAATTTGCAATCTATTATTTACTATAAATCTAGTCAGTGATTTATTTTCTTTGATCACAGAATTTATTATCCATGATTCTGTTGATCCTATTGGCAATAATCCTAATTCTTTAACAGCATCTTTATATTCTTTGTTAGAAAAAACTTTAGAAATATCTGATATTACTTGTTTCTTCTTTTCAGATTCCATGCTTTTTGCTACAACTAAAGCAATATAACTTTGATAGGGAAATGTCTCTTTAAAGTATTGTTCCCATGTAGGGATTTTATCTACAATAGCATGACTAGAAAATAAAACAGTAACCCGAGGATCATTCATTATTGACTTAACAGTTGCATAGTTACCAAAAGTACAATCAACACTTCCGCCTACTACATCAAATACACTTTTATTACCTCCTGTTGGGTAAGGAATGATTATATGTTTGGCTTTGGTATGTACAAATAATGCTTCTGAAGCAATATGGTCCGAACTACCATAACCGCTGGTTGCAAAACTTAAAGATTTAGTAGTAGCTAATAAATCTTTAAAGTTTTTAATTTCCAATTTTGAATTACAAACTAATAAATTTGTCATTATTGCCGCAACCCCTATTATTTCTAAATCGGTTTCTGGATTGTATTCTAAGTCAGGAAACATTAAAGGATTTGTTACGTAAATCTGCGGGATTGTAGCAGTTAATACGCTGTTTCCTTGTAATATATGTTTAACTGCAATTCTGCCAGCCGCACCTGGTCTATTTTGAATAGTGTATGCCGGTAAATTTTTAGCAATCAGTCTTGTAATTTTATCGCTAGGTCCGCCTGGTGCATGATGCACAGTAAGCTCTACAGCATTAACTGAAGAGGCAAGGATGTACATTATTAATACTAAAAAAAGTTTTTTCATTTTTAAATTAGATTAATTTTATTAAATCATCTATAATATCAGAAACAGGTCTAATTTCAGAGATATGATCTATTCCGGTGCCTGCAAATATGTGTCCAGACGATGTGCCGGCAATACCTTGTTCTAATCCTTGAGTATGATTAAACGTATCATTGGCAATTTCTGTAAAAATTAATGCGTTTTGAACAGCACCGTTATTGAATTTCTTAATATCATTGGAAGTAGATTCTATCATTTTAAGTTTTGTTTCATTTGATATTTTACATTCTTTTGATACTGCTAATAACGTTCCTATGCCAACAGCATTGGCACCATTGTCTAAGTAATGTTTGACTTGCTCGGCTGTGCCAATGCCGCCTGAAACAATTACTAGCAAATCTGGGCTGTGTTTTTTAATGTCTGCGAACAATGTTTCCAATGATTCAGTTCCACGACCTGCACCGTCTTGTCCTTTTAGAACAAGCCCGTCGACTATGTATTCTATATTTTTAGTATTGTGGGTTTTTAAAAAAACTTTAACATTATTATTTCTAATAAGTTCTAAATTTGCTTTTTCAAGTTGTGTCTTGGATTGAAATTCTTCATATGAAGGTTGTATTAACAACCCTTCTCCTGGCGTGTGTTGTAGTATTTCGACAAATTCAATTTGATGTTGTATAATTAAGTTACAAACCGATTGCATTCTTAATTCTTTATCGCTGATACTTAATAAAAGTTTAGTGTCGTTAAATTCTTTTTTATAATCAATCAGATCTTGCTCTAGCAAAGCAACATCGCTGTAGTTGAATATAGATAAACTGGGTAATGCTCCTGCACGTCTTACAGCCATAGCCAAAGTTAAATCAGAAACTTTGTTCATTGGCATTGAAACGATAGGATATTTTGTTCCGAAATAATTTTTAAAATTCATGATGATTTATGCGGCCTATTTTGTATGTGTATTTAAAATTTAAAAGACCATCGGCTATGCCATTTTTATATTTTATAAACTTCCCGGCATTATTTTCTACATAACTAATGCCTTCTTTCCAAATATTATAAGACGCGGTTTCAGCATATCCTCGAGCAAACCAGTCATCGAATTCACTATACCAATCTTTAGTTGCTTTATCTGCTTGATACCAAGAATCATTCCAAGTCGTGTATAGTATTGTTCTAAGCAGTCTTTCATGCACTAATCTAAATTTTTCTGCTGTTAAATTTTCCCATAAGTGTTTTTTATCTGGATTAGATTCAATATACCTTTTTATAACATGGGCTTGTTTGCATAACATATCTAAAGCATCAGGACTCCAATAAAAGAATTCCACAGACGAATTAGTGTAATCAACAAGATAGTCAGATACTGGAACAATATTCGCCGCTCTATCATCAAAGGCCATGTGTAATTCATTGTTGACTATAAATGTTCTAGGTTTATCGACACCAACAATCAATCCTATTTTATGGTTTTTATCAAATTGATTCTTAACTTCTTTGAAATACGTGTAATTGAATCGTGTTACATTTAAAGGATTCAATCCTTCAGTTCTATCTACTACCCAACTAGCATCACCATATTCTATAAAAGAATTGAATAAGAAATCACTTAGGTCCAACACAGTGATTTTTGTCCTAGGTATTGTATTTTCTATTTCTTTAAGTCTAGGCACAGTTTGAAGTTTGTGTTCTGCACCTGCGTTCCAATTGGATTTATTGTTAGGATCTATGATTGTAAATTTACTATTGGCTTTTTCCATTACATTGACAACGATTTCATCGATATGAAGATTTTGTCTAATAAATGCCATGAGTATGTTATGGCTGTCGGCGCCGCCGCTATAACTCAAAATTAAGTAGTCGTACTTTTCCCTAAGATCTTTAGCTCTTTTGTCATATAATTGATCTAATGAAGCATCTGGCTCTATACTCCAATTATACGTGTTAAACGCTTCGTTGTTGAATTTCCATTCAACTTTTTTATTGTGTGTGTTTGCAAATATGCAAGCCTGGATTTTTGATTGGAAATCGATGCCGTCTACTGTATAATACCCGTGCTGTTTATGCATTAAAATATTTATATAAGCTAATCATATAAATAGATTAAACTAGCATTGACAACGAATACACAAATTTTATAGTATAAATTAGTTTATTTTTGACTATTCTAGATAAATAAAAGTAACTAATACTTAGGAGAAATCGTGTTTAAAGTAACATCCACACTAACTAAACCAAATACATCGATCATTTGGTTTTCTGATACGCCTGATAGCATGGTACTGCAAAGCTTCTATAACGATGCGCTTGTATTATCCAAAACAATGACCACTTCAACTGACCAATTAACTAAAACTACTGAATTAACTTTTGATTCATATGAAACTTATCAAAATTGGATTACTAAAGCGACAGAAACCGACCCTATGATATGGATCAAACGCAATGACTATATTGTTGCAAATAATATGACATTAAAAGTTGAAGAATCAATCGACGGTGGCGCTGCCGTTATTGAAAAAATAATTTAATTGACATAAAATCAGTTTTATAGTAAAATACCTACTAGTCCACAACTAGTAGGTATTTTTATGAATGTAGCAAATTACAAACAAAAGTATGCAAAAACGGGTTCAAGCAAATTAGTTTTTCTTAAAAAAGACAAAATTAATAGCACACATAAATGGGTAGAGTATGCTTTAGATATTGTAGATATGTCTTCTATGTTAATGCAAACAAATAATTTAAAAGACAAATATGCATTAATGGATGCATTAGATACAGCACAACGTAAAAAAGATTGGCATTATCGTCAGGATAACTTTCGTTTGCAAGATGCCATGCGTATTTTTGAATCCGCTAGAAACGTAGCCAAAAAGTAATTGACACAAATTCACTTTTGTGTTATAATATATACTTGTTCAACAAAGGAGTTACTATGCCTACTTTAACTAATGCACAAAGCGCACAAATTAATAACACAGAAGTATACACTTTAGATTATGAAGCAGAAGCCCTGCAAAGTTACGATGATACAGGCGATGATCTTATGGACGAGCTCGAGGTACGTGCAACCAATATTATTTTAGAACAAACAAACTGGGACGCCCGAGAAGATTTAGGTGGTATCACAGTTTACTTCAAAGATAACACGTTAGTTGCATTCTACGATTATGAGCAGTTTAAAGGTACTGTTTTTAATTAATTGACATACAATCTCTATGCTGTTATAATATAGCATAGAGATTTTTTTTGGAGACTACATGTCCGATCCCTGCTATTATGTTATCAATAGTTTAGAAGACCATAATCTTCGTACTAACAAAGAACAAATCATCCTTGCTCAAGCACAAGCAGGCAACGATGAATTTTTTCATGGTTGTCGGCTTGCCTTAGACAGCACAATTACATTTGGCATTAAACAAGTTCCGGAACGCAGTGGACCTGATGGTCCTGGTGTTGATTGGGAATCATTTACACTTGTCCTTACAGGATTTGTTAATAGAAGTTTGACAGGTAATCTTGCTCGTGACACTATCCACCAATTAATGTCTAATTGCACTAATGCACAATGGAACGATTGGTATCGTCGTATTCTTATCAAAGATCTGCGATGTGGTACCAGCGAAAAAACAATTAATAAAGTAGTGGAGAAGAAATATGCTAATTATGCTATTCCTGTTTTTGGTTGTCAGCTTGCTCACGATAGTGCTAACCATGAAAGCAAGGTCACTGGGAAGAGATTTATCGAAGTTAAACTTGATGGTGTTCGTGTTATCACTATCGTACACCCTGATGGTCGTGTCAATATGTTTAGTCGCAATGGCAAAGAGTTTGTCAACTTTCCTCACATAACAGAACAGTTTGCCGCTATTGCAGATACATTGTTAGAGCCTTGGGTGTTTGATGGCGAGATTATGAGCAGTAGTTTTCAGGACTTGATGAAACAAGTTCATCGTAAAAGTGACGTTCAAGCAGAAGATGCTGTGCTACATTTGTTTGATTGTATTCCTTTAGAACATTTTGAAAAAGGTTTTTGGAATGCTACACAAGAATTCCGCAGTAATCATTTAACAGAGTTTATGCTTCATCATCAAGATTCATTGCCTAACATGACAATGGTGGGACAAGAACTTGTAGATTTGGACTCCGAGGCAGGTCAGAGTAAATACAAAGAGATTAATGCACTAGCTATCGAAGGCGGCTATGAAGGCATTATGATTAAGGATCCAGAAGCTCCTTATGAGTGCAAGCGAAGTCATGCTTGGCTAAAGTTAAAGCCTTTTATTGAAGTAAGTCTGGAGGTACAAGGTGTCGAAGAAGGAACAGGACGAAATGAAGGACGACTGGGCGCACTCATCTGCTCGGGAGACGACGGAGGAAGGTTTATTCAAGTCAATTGTGGTAGCGGGTTCACTGATAATGACCGCATTGACTATTGGACTAATCGTAATACACTTTTTGGAGCAGTGGTTGAAGTAAGAGCAGATGCTATTACACAGAATCAAGACGGAACGTATAGTTTACGATTCCCCCGCTTCTTGCGCTTCCGTGGATTTGAAGTAGGAGAAAAGTTATAATGGGTAATCAAAGTGATTATTTTAATCGTATAGGGTATGAACCAACTTGGTATATCGGCGATCGAGTATTTGGTTATTGGAATAAAATCCCATTTGTTGGTACTGTGGGCAACGATACAAAGATTAATGACATAGAAGGTCCTCGGATAAGTGTACATTTAGATTTGCCAATTAAGTTTGACAAACAAGTATATCATGTTATAATAGTAAAACACGAAGACATCAAGGCTTACACATGAACCAAAAAATTAAAGAACTAGTATTAAAATGCTATAACCCATATTCTGAATTTGATCACGAACTATTTGCCAAATTAATCATTGAAGATGTGATGACTATTATGGCTGATCCAAAAACTTACAATAGATGCGTTTATACAGATCACGATTTGAATCAAGCAAAATGTGTTGTTGGTGAAATTAGCAGAAAAATCTACGAGGACTATCTATGAAAAACTGGCTACGACATAAATTACATAACTTTATTTTTTCATCTGACGAACAGCCAGTTTCTTATGATAATAGAAAAATGAATACTATTACTAGTGCTAGGCATCATGGTCACACATTGAGCGGTGAAAACGAACCTTTGAGATTTACAGTTTACAATGCTTCGGGAGGCAAAATTGTCGAAATTAGTCACTACGATCAAAAAACAGATAGACATCATACGAGCCTACACATTATCACCAGTGACGAAGACTTCGGAGAAGAGCTTGGAAAGATTGCCTTTGTCGAGGCCCTTAAAAAAGGATAACATGCTCACTGAAAAAGAAATCGGAACAATACTTGCCGCACAGTTGATGAGTGCTGTAAGAAATAACGATTATGCTTATGTAAGTGGTGTCAGCGCACATTACTCCCATTTGAAAGATCCAGGTAAAAAGATCATGGCAGAACTTACTGAGCTGATGTTTACCAAGGCTGTTGAGCTCGATAAACAACGTAGACAAAACGACGCCGAACAACTTGTTATGGACAATATTAAGAAATGAAATCAACTCATTGGCTTCTTTACATAAGTAATATGCAACCGAAAATTAGTCGGTCCTAAGAAAGTTATCATAAAAAATGTCAAGAGTATCAACTAATTCTGTAACCCCTATCGAATCGGGTCACACTGATTTTGTATTCAATACACGTACACGAAGTAATGTGCCTAAAGCAGAATTAGTAGTCAGTCCAGAATGTCCTGTAGATTTTAAAGAATCGCTTCGGCATTATATAGATGCAGGAATAATTAAAGTAGTTGCCAATGTTCCAACTGATAAAATTATATTTGAACCACCTGAAAAAGTATTAAAAGATACGTTTGAAAAATACGGTAAGAAATTCTGTTCGGCACCGTGGAATTCTTTATGGACTAGTGCTGAAGGTAATGTAAAATTTTGTTGTGCAAGCACACAAGTTCTCGGTACAACTAAAGATACCTTTGAAGACATTATTAATAACCCAATTTCGAAAGAAATTCGTTTACAGTTTTTAAAGGACGAACAACCTGAAACTTGCGAACAATGTTGGGAGCGAGAAAAGGCAGGAAGCTCGTCTAGCTCTGCTAGAACATTGGCTAATTTACAAGGTTGCGACGTTATAAAAGAATCATTAGCAGATACCAACCATGATACTGGAGAAATACAAAAACATAATTTAAAATTTTTCGATGTAATATGGACAAATAAATGTAACTTTGCATGTTTACATTGTATCCCTAGTTTAAGTAGTACCATCGACACTTCGTATAAAGAAGTTTTTTCAAATTGGTTATATAAAAGTGAAGTTAATAAGAATTGGGATTCTGTCGATCCTGATACCATCGACAATAGTAATAAAATTGAATATATTTTAAAAAATGCGAGTACTTTAGACCAACTTCATTTTAATGGCGGTGAACCTTTTTTACAAAAAGAAACATTTATTTTGCTAGATGAATTAATGAAATTAGGCTACAATAATAAAATTAATCTCTGGTTTCATACCAATGGCAGCGTTAGGTCATATAAAAATGTAGACATTGTCGAAGACTATTTGAAAAAATGGGGTGACAATACTGTAATTATTATGAGTCATGATCACTACGGAGAACGCGGAGAATATTTTAGATATGGATATAGAGAAGATAAATGGCTTGAAAACTTTAACAGATTCTACGATGCAGGCATTAATGTAAAAGTTAGCACATCGTTGACATTGTTTAATGCTCTTACTATGCACAAGCTATTTGAATGGTATGCAGTTAATGATATCTCGACAAGAGCATCTATTGATATTAATAATGTTACTGGACCTAAAGTCTGGAATTTTTTAAATTTATCAGTAGACGAAAGATTAAAAACTTTAACAAAAAGATCTTTTTCGTGGTGCTATCAGCATTTCGTCGGACAAGATCGTGCAGGATTGAGAGAAATTGCTAATTGTTCAGCTATGCTAGAAATGCCGTTTGATTATTTAGATTTAGCAGAAGACTTTGTTAAAAGTATAGATGCAATAGATAAAAAGAGGAATACTAATTTTATAGAAGTATTTCCAGAACTCGAACCTTTATATACTAAATTAAAAAATAATGAATATAAATTTGACTTCAAGTTTAAGTAAAACCACATGACAAAATGTGAAACTTGCGGACATTTTGTCCATCATGGATGTAACTATAATCAAGGACGCTGTCCGCATCAACCTCCTATGGTAGATACTAACAAAATTATCGAATGGTTTAAAAATGTATTTGCAAACAACAAAAAGTAATATTAAGGCCATTCGTCCTGGCGATCCTGATTTCATTATCGTCGACGGATTTATGGTAGCCGATAGAGCAGGTTTTGAAATTTGTAGCAGTATGCCCTACGAATATAAATTGATAATCTATGAATGTCTTAAAAATCAATGGTTAAGGCCTATTGCTCATCAACCTGTACACGAAGAATTTATGGAAAAACTAACAAAATGACCAACCCTTTTAAAGACCAAGAACGATTTATGCTTGCCTGTGATCAAACAGCCGGCAACTTTAATCAAAAACAATATAACTTATATCGAGATCTTATTTCTGAAGAAAGCTCAGAACTTAATGCCGCAGTGGCGCAAGGTGATCAAGTAGAACAACTAGATGCTCTTATTGATATTTTAGTAGTTACTATTGGTGCTATCCATAGCATGGGTGCAGATGCAGAAGGTGCCTGGAATGAAGTTATGCGAACTAACTTTGCAAAGATTAATTCAGAGACTGGCAAAGTTCGCAAACGTGAAGATGGTAAAGTGCTCAAGCCCGAAGGTTGGACTGCACCTGATTTAAGACCATTTGTTTAATACGGCCAAGGTCCTTGTTGCTTCTTAAGGACCTGTGTTATATCTCCGGTTAATGCATTTGCTTTAATAATAGTATTTGTAGCAAAACTTAGACTTGGCAATGTGTTGCCCGTCTGTGCAAGATAGCTACTACCTAAAGCAAAGGCTTGCTGTGGCGTAACCGCATTGCCAGTCTGCTTGTTCAACTGATTTTTAAGAAGCATTTCACTGGTTTGCTTAAATCCAGTATTAACAACATTGTTTTGTGTGTTAATATTTCCATAATTATTATTTGCCATTATTGCGGCTTCTTTTATTCGTCTTGGTCTATCTCTTTCGTCAGCGGCAATAAAACCGGCAGCTCTATCCCACTCGCCATTTTTATACATACTTGTTAAGTCAATCTTTTCGCCCTTGATATATGCATAACTAGCATCGCCTGTTTGATTTTGATAACTTACTAAACTATCAAATGCATTTTGCGGGATAGACGCAATGCCTAAACCAGACAATAAGTTCTTAACACTTGTTTCATTTTTCTTTAAGTCGCTAGCAAATAGTTGATTAGCTTTATCTGCTGTTACACCTTTTGTAAATATTTCTGGATCTTTTGGTTTAGCTGACATTGCATCTAATGCTTTTGTGCCTTGTTGTTCTTTTTGATTCGAAATAACTGTACCATCGGTTAATATACCATCTAATGCAGAACGCTCTGCTTCTGCATTTTTCTTATTTAATTTTGCAGTTTCATTATCCGTTTGGCTTGCATCTGATGCTGGATTATCTGATAACTTGCTAGCAAAGCCGCCGCTTTGTCCTTGCCCATCATCATGATTAACTGGAGTAAATTTATTATTTTCTTTTATTTGTGCCTGCGCCTGTTCGCTGGTTGTTGCTTCATCTACTTTGACTTCAGTTTGTACTGATTCTTGTTTAGCAATAGGAGAACCTTGTTCGCCGGCTTCTGGTTGACGAGGTGTTTGTTTTGGATTAGGATCCTTTTGCATTTGTTGATTACCTGTGCCTACAGGATTAATAGTGCCACTGTGACCAAACCAAGGTTCGTGTTCGGGAACAGTGGTACAAATACTAGTTGTTACGCCTTGGTTAACCACTAATGAATTTAGTTCAAATGCTTCAGTCGATGCGGCAGTAGGGCCATTCATATGAATAACTCCCGCAGTTTCATAATGTGCTATTGAGCTATTAATATTACTTGTAGACCCGCTAGTTATTAAAGTATCTTGACCTGCTAAAGTCTTTACATTGCTACCTGCTTCTAGATGAATATCATTACCTGTTTTAATGTTAACATCGATGCCAGCTTCTATATTAATACTTTTATCTGCATAAAGATTTAGATTTTCTTGTGTGTGTATGCTTATATCTTTGCTGCCGTAAATATGTATTCTACCATCTGCACTAAGTTCCATCCAATTTTCACCGGCTTTACTAATAATGTAAACATGCCCGCTAGTATCATCCAATAGCAGTTGAGTACCGCTGGTTGTTCTAAGTCTAATTAATTTGCTGTTGCCATCTTTGTCACCATCATCCATGACAAATTGATGTTGGCCCGGAGTTAGCAAGCCAATGACTTTGCTAGGACTTTCTCTAGTTGCGCTACTCGTAGTTGTTCCACGTATAGGATCATCGGATAAACCTTGTTGTTTAAGAGCATTACTCATTGGCTTGTGCTCTACATATTTTTCTAAGTCAGGGTCGCTGTCTTTTCTGTTTTTCGGAGCGGCAGGTTTATTTTCTCCGGTCCATGTATTTTTAGCAGGGATACCTGGAATACTTACCTGTGTACCGCGTTGAAATAAACATGCAAACCAATATCCTTTATCTAGTTTACCTGCGGCAAATGCCACTAATACTCTTGCGTCTACGTCTGGAGGCACTGCCCAAAAACCATAGCTTTTAATAGTATCATCGTATTCTTTTACATTAGTACCTTGCTCGAATATACTAGTTGTGCCTGCAAATGGGCTGGCATAACTTACGCCGATCCAACTCGATTCGATATCAGGATCTCCGCCAAATTCTTCAATCCATACTTGCAGACGTCCCATGTTCTGCGGATCATCGTTTTTCTTAACAATGCCAACATACATTCCGGGACTACTGGCAATGCCTTTATTATTTGTATTACCTGAGTAATTTTGTGGGACTTTTTTCTGTCCTAATGGATTCATTGGACCTATCATTTAAATGCCCCCTCGCCTTTTTGATTTTTTAGTAATATAATCATTTGGTGTACCTTTCCAATCGCTGGGTAATAATAGTCTGTCTTGACCTTGGCTTCCATTTGCAGGAACACCTAAGCCGAAATTATAATATTCTGTTGTTGCTTTAACGCCATCATTAAATGTTTCGTATTTTGTATATGTACCAGTTCTAGCATCGAACGCAAGACCGGCTGGATTATTAACTGCTGCCGGTCCAGGACGCTGTGTGTTATTACGCTTCCAGTCTTCGAGTCCGCCGCTGCCACTTTCTGTTAATACTTTCGATGTTAGTGTATCCGCAGGATACGGTTTATAATTTGATATTCCAGCTTCGGCATATGACTCTGCAGATAATTTATTTGTATGTTCAAAGTGCGCTTTTGTTTCCGCAATATATTGTTCTTTGGCTTTAGAATATGCTTTTTCTTTATCGTATTGCTGTGGATTGCTCGCCATTAAATTTTCAGCTACTTTTACAGGATCGTTAACTACTGGCGGCGGGCTTGCTTGTAATTTTTCTCTATAAGTATTTAATGCTGTTGATACTGGCGTAGATGCATTAATAGTTTCTGCTCTAACAACTCCAGCGGCTCCCATGCCACTATCGCCTGATAAATTATCTAATTGGGCGGCGCCTGTTCTTTCTCGAACAGCTTGCTGTCTAAGTTTATTTACTTCATCTGCTTCTCTGACTGGATCATCTATAGCACTTTGCATAAACTGTTCAAAGGTAACCTCTCCGATAACACCTCTAGGTAAAATGTAACTAGGTATAGTTAAATCCTTACGTGCTTTTAATTTTTGTGTCCACTTACCATCTTTAAAGGAATTAGTCACTGACCATACTTGATAGATTCCCAGTATCTGATCTGTGGTATTAAACAACATTGTATCATTGTTATCCCAATCTGCTGTTGGTGCTTGACTGTTAAAGTAAAATAAGTTTGCACCTTTGTAAAATTGTGCTTGTCCGTAATCTGCCCATGCGTTAATTCTAGTGTTCCAATCTGGATCCAAGCCAGGAATCTTATCAGTTCCGCCTAGTTTATCTGCAATTAATTGTTTGATTTGTTCGTCATTACTGCTGGAAAATTCTATTTTGTCCAATTGGTCTTTGCCCACTAACATAACATTTGGCATACCTAACCAGTAAGGATCTGCCATTATTTCTAGTTCCATGTCAATTAAATCTCTGGGTGCTAGTAACACCGTAAAGATTTTTTCCATTAGTTTTTCGTTTTCTGCTTTTATAATATCTATATCTTCACCAATGACATCAGGCTCCATTCTAGGACGCAGACTTGAATAATTAATAGCTAATATATCATTGTATATTTTTTTAAAATCTACATCCTCGGCAAACTTTGGAGCCATCGTATCTAATAACTCTGTTCTATTGTTAATAGCGTTTTTAGGAAGTGATGCCTTTTCTTTTGCTCGAAGTGCGTTTTCTTTTTCAAGTATTGCCGCATTAATTGTTTGAATATATTTTTCCAGTGCTTCTTTTCTTGTTTTATCTGAGCCTTTTCTACTAATCTCTTTGCTAGCGGCTATGGCACTTTGTTGTAATTCTTTAAGTTCTTTTCTTGCAACACCATTTTTATCATTTTGTACATAAGGTGTGACATCTTTTCTATAGTTCTGAGGATTCATCGAACCTGGACCAGTTTGCCCACGGTCTGTCCATACAACCGGAAAACTAGGCAAGCTATAACTTTGATTAAATTGTAAATCTACTTTAATGATATCAGAATTTAAACCGGTATAATTGTGATAGTATACTTTACGCAATAGTCCTTCTTGAATATAGTATTTTAATTTGCTGACAACTTTACCTTTACTACTTTGTTTATTCAATAAGTCTAGTTCGTCAGGGTATTGATACATATTAGGTTGATCAGCAAGGAATATTAAAAAGATATGTTTGACTGCGTAACGGCCGCGAATGTAATCAAAATTTTTGTTAACTGTATAAGTTTCAATTCTAAAAAATTGATATGGCTTACCCATATTATCTTCAATGATTTTCTTATTAGCTTCACTACTGCCACTGGCGCCTTGCTTTTGTCCTTGTTTTTTTCCGGGCATTAAATCAGATACTTCTTTAGTACTCATCAACACACGATTAATCCAAGAGATGATAGTTGTACCGGGACGAGCAGTGATATCCCATGATTGTTTGCCGATACCCCATCTAGAAAGAAATGATTCTTTAACTGCTGGATCTGCTTTACCTTTACTGGTGAACGTAAATTTTTCTACATCGGGCTGTACAAGGAAATGATATTCATCATGAAATGGATCAGACTCTGCTGGATGGTCTCCGCCGGGGTTGCCGCCGCTGCCTGCTTTTTGTCTAGCTTCTGCGTATCTAAATTCTTTATTTTCTAGCTCTTTCGATAACTTTTTAAAAAACGTTTTAACATCTGTTGTTTCTATTTTTGTAGTTTCTTTAATTGGCTGTACCAGGTCTGTCTGACTGTGGTGATTTGCATGAATAAATTTTAATACATATTCACTGCCTTTTTCACTGACACTACTTTTAACATCTGTGCTGACCAACATAATCGGCCAAATATACTTAAATGGACTATCTAATCCGGTTTCGCTGATAAAATTTTCTGCAAGAATTTCTATCTCTAATAAGAATCTTGCATCTAAGTGATTATCGCAGCCAACTTCAAAAGCGGCTGCTCTTATATAATCGAAGAACGTGAAACCCATAGGTTCAAATATTTTCAAATCTCCATAGCCATTATATGCCACGCTGGTTTGAAAGTTAGGACTTACTAAATTATCCCAATTAATTTCTCCCATGACAAATCTGCCAGTAGCCGCAGTTTCTGCAATAACTACTCCAACTCGTGGATCTAAATTGTTTATGTTTTGTGGATTAACGATTGTTAATCTCGAATAATATGTATCTGCCATTTTTAACCGCCATCGCCTAATATATGTCTCGGATTTATTAATACACCGACATCGCTTCTCGCTGGTCTCGGTCTAGTATTACTACCGGGACCAATTCTTTCTTGTTCTTTTCTTCTTGCTTCTGCTATTTCCGATAACGGTTTTGATGGACTAGCATCAGGAACAACAGGAGCAACACCTGGACGTTTTGCTCTATTTTTATCAACAGTTGCAGTCGATGTTATCATATTTCCACGATTCTTTTCAAAGCTAGCAATATCCACGTCATTTTTTGGATCAATAGGCATACCATTTTTTCTAACTTCATAGTGAACATGAGGTGATGCATTAACTCCAGTCTTGCCACTGTATCCTATCAATGCGCCATTGGGAATAATATCACCGCGTTTTAAATTTCCAGGATTGTTATCATCTAAATGAGCAAATATATATTCTTTGCTGGGATCTGCAGGATCCTTCACGTAAATTGCTTTACCGAAACCACTGTCGCCAAAGTCTTGTATTCTAGAGACTTCTAAGTCTTTTCTAGCATATATAGGACTGCCTACTCCTGCTCGAAGATCAATACCTTTATGATCTTCACTGCAAGTCGGACAAGGTTTTTTTCTTTTTCCGTAGTCTGATGTAATAGTCATTAGTTAACTCCTGCGAGTTTTTCTAACAATGCTGTATCTCTAGGAACTAAAACAGTTAATCCTGAAGTGAAATCCCAGATAGGATCTTTAATTAAATCTGCATTAGCTAATGCGATCATCCACCAATATCTACTAGAGCCATATTGCTGATAACTAAACAAATCTATTCTATTTTCGCATTCTGCAGGTACTACTACATAATCACCATTAACGGTGGACATTACTGGAAGTTTAGCTACATCTAAATAAAAACTTCGATATCGGCTATCACGTAGATAACTTTTTGTATCATATGTTGTTCCGGAAAAATTTGTAACGGCCATAATTAAATATAACCTCGACTATTTAATTTACCTGCGGCAAAATCTTGCAAGTTAAAATTATTAACAGTTTTATATAAGTTTTGCTGTACTAATAATCCAATGCTTATTGTAAAAAATACTGGCAAATATATTTCTGTTGGACCGCCGCTTGCAGGGACTTCACCTTCCGGTGTTTCATTTGTTGGTACACTGGTCTTTCTAACTGATTCGATTTCTTTATATAAATCACTGTTAGGATCTATCTTACCTTTAACATAATCTACATCTTCGGGAAACGTCATATTGAATTTGCTGATCACTACTGGAACATTATCAAACACTTGATTTCCATAGGCAAAGAAGCGCAATATTCTCGGAGGTAATCCGCGTAAAGGATCGGTTCTGCCGTAATTCATTTTAGTATATGTACGTAAGAATCTAAGTGCATAAGCACTTAAATTAAAATGTTCGCTGGTATGAGCACTAAATTTGCAGGTCATGTTGATGCTGGGATTTTCGGTTCTGCCATAACCATATGTTTGATAGTTAGTGTGACTCATACTATAACTATCATATTTTACTTCTTGCCCGTACTCAATTTGAGGTGTATATGGAAAATCCAATTTCTTTAGATTGCCCACTGGGTTTCTTGGTTGTAAATATACTGTGCTCATATCATTATTTATAGTAAAATAATGTATAGTTTTAATGAAAAGGCTTGACATCAGTAATAAAAATGTGTTATTATTAGTCTATGGCAACATCACAAGCAAACCCCTTAGCAAAACAGTACTTGACTAACAAGGAACTACTTAAAGAAATTCATTTAAGTAAAAATCGGTATAGTAGTTATTCTAAACCAGAATACAGTGACTACGATTTAATTCTACCTAGCGTAGATAAGATTAATATCAGAACTATTGCCGAAGCAAAACGAACTCAGGCACTACGCCTTAGTCACTTAGCACTAGCAGAAGCTCAAAAAATTAATCCTAAAACTAAACTAGCAGAAGTTGAAATTGACTATAAAAAAGTCTCTAAAACTGATGTTGTGTTTAGAATCATGACACACGATCATGTTCCTCTTGAACCTGGTCGTAAAAAAACTCCCAAGAACAGAGGTGATCATCATAGCAAATGCAACTTCCCTCCATTTCAACATTTTAAATTCAGCACCGAAGATGGTGCAGAAAAAGATGATTTAATCTGTGTAGGTAAGAGTCACTGGAAAGGTGACATGGACACTGGAGAATTTAACTTGGAAGGCGAAATAACTAAAAAACTAGCCAAGAGCTACATGCTCCTCTGCGAACGATATAGCATGAGATTTAACTGGCGTGGCTACACATATGTAGACGAAATGCGTAGCCAAGCCTTGCTACAATTATCACAGATAGGACTACAATTCGATGAATCAAAATCGCAGAACCCTTTTGCGTATTATACTGCCGCTATTGACAACAGTTTCACTCGCATCCTTAATATTGAAAAGAAAAACCAAATGATTCGAGACGACCTGTTGATTCAAACAGGTAGTAGTCCAAGTTTCACTAGACAGTTTGAACACGAAACAATGATGCGTGACGAACGTGAACGTATCTCTAATCTTAAAACAGAGGATTTCTAATGACAGATATGTTTAAGAAGGCAGCAGTCTTCACTGACATTCACTTTGGCATGAGACAGAACAGCAAAGCCCACAACGACGATTGTATGGGCTTTGTTAAATGGTTCTGTGCTGAGGCAAAGCGACAGGACTGTGACACAGCAATCTTTATGGGCGATTGGCATCATCATCGTGCTACCGTTAATGTTAGTACATTGAATTATACTGTTGAGGCTATTGAGTATATCAGCAAACATTTTGAACGTTTCTTTTTTATTGCTGGCAATCACGATTTATATTATCGTGAGAAACGTGACTTAACAAGTATCCCATTTATTAGAAATCAAAAAAACGTTATTTTGGTTAATGACGTTTATACTGAAGGTGGAGTAAGTCTTGTTCCTTGGTTAGTAGGTGACGAGTGGACTAGTATGAAGCGTCTTGATAGTCGTTATGTATTTGGTCACTTTGAACTGCCTAACTTTAAAATGAACGCTATGGTAGAGATGCCGGATCATGGCGGATTGAACAAAGGACATTTTCCTAATCAAGAAAAAGTCTTTAGTGGACATTTCCACATGAGACAGCACAGTGGCAATGTTACATATACTGGCAATGCCTTTCCACATAACTATGCTGATGCTTGGGATGATGACCGCGGTATGATGGTACTTGAGTTTGGCGGACAGCCTAAATATATTGCTTGGCCCGATGCTCCAAAATTCAAAACTATTGATCTTACAAGATTGATTGATGATCCTACAAAGTACATGGATAGTAATTCATTCCTGCGTGTTACCTGCGATGCTGACATTAGTTTTGAAGAAGCAAACTTCTTAAAAGAAAGTTGGCAAGAAGAATATAAACTACGTGAGATTAGTTTGATTCCGGCTAAACGAGAAGAACATGCACAGGATTGGAGTGGTGATGTTCACTTTGAAAGCGTAGACCAAATTGTTGTCCAACAACTTACAGCCATTGAAAGTGAAGTTATAGATCGCCAAACACTGATTGACATCTACAACGGACTTCATGTATAATATTAATTCATGATTAAATTAAAAACTCTAACAGTAAAAAACTTTTTATCAGTAGGTAATGTTACTCAAGCATTAAAATTCGACCAACACGGTTTGACTTTAGTATTGGGCAATAATCTTGACCTTGGTGGAGACGGCAGTCGTAACGGCACAGGTAAAACTACTATTGTTAATGCCTTGAGCTTTGTATTGTATGGCAATGCACTAACTAACATCCGCAAAGATAACTTAATTAACAAGACTAACAGTAAACAAATGTTAGTTACCTGCGAGTTTGACTGCGAAGGTCACAGCTATCGTATTGAACGAGGACGTAAACCTAACGTACTTCGTTTCATTGTCGATGACAAAGAAACTGATAGTCTAGAAACAGAAGAGCAACAAGGCGAGAACAAAGAAACACAGGCTGATATTGAACGTATACTTGGCATGGGTCATGATATGTTCAAACACATTGTTGCCCTTAACACTTACACAGAACCCTTCCTTAGTTTAAAAACTAATGATCAAAGAGATATCATTGAACAGTTGTTGGGTATTACTCAACTCAGTGAAAAAGCAAATTTGCTTAAAGATTTAATAAAGAACACTAAAGATGCTATCAAAGAAGAAGAATATAGAATCAAAGCCATCGGGGACGCTAATACTAAAATTAAAACGTCTATCGAGGATCTGGAACGTCGTAGTCGTTTATGGCAGACAAAACAAACGGACGATTTAGAAAAACTTGCTGCCAGTATCAATGAACTAATGAATATTGATATTGCAGTTGAACTAGAAAATCACAAAGCTCTTGCACTATGGCAGGCTAATGAAAAAGAGCTCAAGCGACATAATAAAGATTTGGCTACACATCAAAGTGCTATCAAAATCTTAAAAAATAATTTATTGAAATTGGAAAGTGCTAAGACTAAAGCAGAAGCACACCAATGTCATGCTTGCGGGCAAGACATCCATGACACTAAGCAAGAAGAAATGATGGCAGAGATTGATGGCGCTGTTATTAATCTACAAGAAGATTTAGTTAAAGAAGAAACTGCATTAGCCAACGTAACTAAAGATATTGCTAGTCTAGGCAAGCTAGGTACGGCACCCACAGTTCGTTATAGTAATATTGATGATGCTGTCAATCATAAGAGTACTTTAGAAACAGCACAGGATCAGTTTGAACGCAGAGCATTAGACATAGATCCTTACATTGAGCAAGCAGAGCATTTAAAAACAAGTGCTTTGGAAGAAATTAACTTTGATGGCATTAATGGCTTGACTAAGTTAAATGAGCATCAAGAGTTTTTGCTTAAATTGTTGACTAGTAAGGATAGTTTTATTCGTAAGCGTATTATTGAACAAAACTTGAGTTACTTAAATCACAGACTGGCCCATTATCTTGAGAAACTAAGTTTACCGCATGAAGTAAAATTCCGTAGTGACTTAGAAGTAGATATTACACAGCTTGGACAAGAGTTTGACTTTGATAACTTGAGTCGAGGTGAACGTAATAGACTTATTTTAGGCTTGTCATGGGCATTCCGAGATGTCTATGAAAGTCTAAATAGGCCAATCAATTTGTTGTTCATCGACGAAATGATTGACAGTGGTATGGACGCCAATGGTGTTGATAACAGTTTAGGTATTCTTAAAAAGATGGCTAGAGAAAATCGGAAGAATATCTTCTTAATCAGTCACCGTGATGAACTGGTCGGGCGTGTAAATAACATACTGCAAGTAGTAAAAGAGAATGGCTTTACAACATTCAATACAGATATAGAAATGGTAGAGGCATAATGACTACAGAATCCAAAATACTTGATTTAATCAAGGATGTTTCATCTAATCTAAAAGATGATGATATTATTAAAGCTGAAAAATGGTCAGACTTAAATTTTAACAGTTTAGATATTGTAGAAATTATTCTAAACATCGAAGATAAATTTGGTATCGAGATTCCAGATGACGAAGCTGAAACGTTAAGAAATTATAATATTTTAATAACATATTTAAAAGGGAAAAAACTATGACAGAAGAAAATACAACTCCGGTAAATACACAAGAAGAAATTGTTAAACAATTTCAATTGTATATCGAAGAAAACGAAAAGTTCACGACTAAAAAAGTTAAGGCAGCCGCTGGCCGTGCTCGTAAAGCATTGCAAGAAGTTTCCAAACTTGTTAAACAACGTCGTAAAGAAATCACTGAAGAGAAAGCGGCGTTATCAGTTAAATAAAACTGAT